GGAACAGGGCATCATCGATGTGGCTGGGTTCACCGATGAACGTGGTTTGAAGGTTGCTATTCAGGTAACCAAGATGGTTGTACGCAAAGAGCTTCAGTTCACAGCCGAGCGTCTGATGAAGACCACGCTGCGTCCTGGAACAGCGGACAATGACGTTAACGCGGTGCGTTCAATGGGCATGGTTCCACAGGGTTATACCGTTAACCACTTCCTGACCGACGTAGACGCATGGTTCCTTTTGACCGATGCTCCTAACGGCTTGAAGATGTTCCAGCGCTCACCGATCAAAACCGCTTTCGAAGGCGACTTCGACACGGGGAACGTTCGCTATCGCGCAAGAGAGCGTTATTCGTTTGGATGGTCTGATCCGAGAGGCATCTATGGAAGCGAAGGCGCTTAACTAGGCCTTCTTTCCAGCCAGGACCCCCGCCAAAAGCGGGGGTTTTGTTTTTAATTGACACCCTGGTCGCAAACTGATAAAACAGCAATATTCTCGGAAATATCGGAGCGTCAGACTGGCCGAGCAGACGACATGCAGACGGACGCTCTTAACTCGCATGTGAGGACATCATGGCTCAAACCACGTTTTCCGGCCCGGTCAAAGCTGGCCCGATTTTCAATACCACTGGCACTACTGTAGGAACTAACGTTGCAAACGTTGGCTTTGCAGTCATGGGTCAGTCGGCCGTTATCGACATCATTGGCGCTACTTCAAATAACCAAGTTGTGGCAACAATCCCTGCAGGTTCTCAGATTGTTGATGTGATTCTTAATGTCACAACAGCAAATGATGACACAGGCACTGCTACTGTGGTTGTTGGCACTTCAGCAGATGCTGATGCGTTTATCCCAAGCACTAGCGTCAAGAGTGCGGGAACAACGCGCGGTACGCTGGACACAGAGGCAACGGATGTAGGCACAACGGATATACAGGTTCTTGTTGACTTTACCGCACAAAATGGTGACGGGGCTGCAGGCGCTGCAACGGTTACCGTTCTTTACTTGCAAGCGCGCGACCTTCTCTAACTAGGGGGCCGTCATGGCATTTACAAGTGACGTAAAAAGCACGCGGCTTGCTGCCAGCGGTGACATTTTTGGTGGTCGCAGTCGCGTCAAGGGTCTTTATATTGTCCCTGGGGGATCTGCGGGATCCGTTGTAATTAAAGATGGTGGCTCTTCTGGCACAACCGTAGCAACCATTGATACTGTTGCTAACGGAACCACTGTCTACATCCACTTACCTGAAGATGGTCTACTTTGCACTACCAGCTCGTATGCAACGTTGACCAACGTAACAGCAATAACAGCCTTCTACGCTTAAAGGAACCAAGCTATGATGAAGATGAATATGCGCCGTAAAAAATCCGGCATGAATATGGACAAGGGCATGAAGTTTGCCAAATCATCCAAAGAAGGCATGATGGGTGATGACATGATGAACATGGATTCCATGCCTGTTCGTAAAATGGGCGGCGGTGCGATGGGCAAAGGCTACAAGAAGGGTGGCATGGTAACCGTCACCTCACGTGGCAATGGTGCAGCACGGTCCAAGAAAACCTACATTTGCTAATGCCATGGCGCGCGGTGAAAAGCCGATCAAAACATCGGTAAAGTCAGGCAATTTCCGGCCCACCAAGGCCGGAGCTGGGATGACCGAAAAGGGGGTCAAAGCTTATCGCCGCGCTAATCCAGGAAGCAAACTCCAAACAGCAGTTACCGAGGATAATCCGTCAGGCGAACGAGCTAAAAGACGTAAATCGTTTTGTGCGCGATCTGCTGGTCAGATGAAAATGTTTCCGGAAGCTGCAAAAGATCCAAATAGCCGCCTAAGACAGGCGCGCCGTCGATGGAAATGCTAGATCATGGAACCCTGGCTTTGGAATACGCTGATAACCGTAGCGGTTGGGGCAATTGGGTGGTTTTTGAAAGAAATGTCTACCGAGCTTAAACGGCTTAACAAGCTTGTTAATCAGACCCGCGAAGAAGTGGCCAAGGAATATGTCACTAAATCCGAGGTTCATACCGACATTAACCGTGTCCTTGATCGCTTAGAACGCTTGGATATGAAACTTGATCGTTTAATGGAGAGACGCCGTGCCAACGACGAGTAAAAAGCAGCAAAAATTTATGCTTGCTATTGCTAACAGTCCAAAGTTTGCGAAAAAAGTAGGTGTACCTACTTCAGTAGGCAAGAAAATGGTCCGTGAAGATAAAAAAATGGGCCGTTTAAGTGATGGTGGATCTGTCAATCGGGTAGGTGATGCTGTTATGCCTGGGCGCCGTGATCCTGATATTGGCAAAATGATCAGAGAAGTTAAGGTTCCTACCAAAATGCAAGCAGGTGGTGCAGCTAAGGCAAGTTCTGGTGTTTCGCGCTTGCGTCGTTCAAGGATGCGATAAATGCCTACCTCAGGGACCGCAACGTTCAACCTGGAGTTTGATGACATCATCGAAGAGGCTTTCGAGCGTTGTGGTTTGGAATCGCGAACCGGTTATGACATGCGAACCGCAGCGCGATCAATGAATTTGATGTTTGCAGATTGGGCTAATCGCGGTTTGAATCTTTGGACTATTGAGCAGCGATCCTTGTCGCTTGTTCAAAATACACCCCAATATAGTCTTCCGGACGACACAGTCAATGTGCTTTCTGCAGTGCTACGTACTGGTTCAGGGAGCTTGCAGCAGGATATTACGTTGGATCGGATTAGCCAAAACGAATATCTGCACATGCCCAATAAGTTGGTACAAGCCAGACCGGCACAGTACTATGTGCAACGCACAAATCCTGCACAGCTTTTTGTCTACCCTAACCCTGATGGGGCTCAGGCTTATACGTTTCGCTACTATACGGTCCGCCGTATTCAAGATGTCGGTGCTTTGACCAACACAGCAGACGTTGTTTTTCGTTTTCTTCCGGCATTGGTTGCAGGGCTTGCTTACTATATTGCTTTGAAAAAAGCACCGGATCGTGTGCAGTTGCTCAAGGGTTTTTACGAAGAAGAGTTTGCACGTGCTGCGATGGAAGATCGCGATATTGCAAGTGTTTTCCTAACCCCTAATCTTGAGTTTGGGAGCTAGCCGTGGGCGGCTATGCTTCAGGTAAGTTTTCCCAGGCAGTTTGTGATCAGTGTGGTTTTCAGTACCCACTTAATAGCCTGAAAAAAGAATGGACAGGCTTTAAAGTTTGCCAGGAATGCTATGAACCAAAGCATCCGCAACTAGAGCCTTTGCGCTACGCAGGCGATGCGATTGCGGTTTATGAGCCAAGACCTGACCGTATTGAGCCTGTTACAATCTTTGTTGGTGCTCCAGGAAGTTCCCTTTTTAATTCCGTGGGCATGCAACCAGAGCCGGTGGCTCAAGCTATTTTGCCTGTTGTTGAACTAGGCAACGTGACGGTGAGCGTGACATGAACTACGCGGAACTTGTAACTCAGATTCAAGATTATATGGAAACAACGTTTGACACGGATAGTGTCAACACGTTTATCAAACAAGCTGAGCACCGCATTTACAATACGGTTCAGATCCCATCGCTTCGAAAAAATGTTACGGGATCTACTTCTTTAAGCAACAAATATTTACAATGCCCGTCTGATTTTTTAGCGGTTTACAGTCTTGCCATCATCAGAGCCAACGGCGATTACGTGTACCTGCTCAATAAAGACGTCAATTTTATGCGGCAGGTTTACCCTAATCCGACGAGTACGGGCGAACCTAAGTACTACGCCATTTTTGGTCCTGATTACCCGACATTTCCCAACGAACTGACGTTCATTATTGGTCCAACACCTAATGCCGCATATGGTGTAGAGCTTCACTACTTCTACAAGCCTGAGTCTATCGTCACGGCAAACACCACATGGCTCGGCGACAACTTTGACAACATCCTGCTTTATGGCGCGTTGCGAGAAGCCTACCTCTTTATCAAAGGTGAGCAGGATCTTGTGGCGAATGTTGAAGCTAAATACCAAGAAGCCATGGCCTTGTTGAAGCAGCTTGGTGATGGTAAAGAGCGCCAGGATGCTTACCGTTCTGGCCAAGTTCGTTATCCGGTGCAATAAATGGCTATTGTTCAAACCCCCTGCACAAGTTTTAAGCGTGAGCTTGGTCAAGCTATCCACAATTTTGATGCCGTGGGCGGTGATACGTTTAAGATTGCGCTTTACTACAGCACCGCAACCCTTGACGCCAATACAACGGTTTACACCACCGCAGGAGAAGTAGTGGGCACGGGCTACACAGCAGGGGGCCTTACGCTCGTTAATGTGCCTCCCTCTATTTCTTCGGGTAAGGCGTTGTTCAGTTTCGTGTCCCCTGCTACATTTACGGGTGTAACGCTGACCTGTCGTGGGGGTCTGATTTACAACAGTACGAAGGCTAATAAGGCTGTTTGTGTCCTTGATTTTGGGGAAGAATTCACCGCTTTAGGACAAAACATTAACATCACCTTCCCATCTGTTGCCCCAACTTCAGCTATTTTAAGGATTGCATGATGGAAAAAGCACGAACAAACGACCAATTTTCAAGCGGTTTAACCGCCAGGACAGGTTCAGGCGAGAAAGCTTTGGCGTGTGGCAGATATTACGCAGAGTGCCGAGACAAAGATGGCAACCTGAAATGGACCGCTGAGGGTGATAACTTGGTGGTTAATGCAGGGCTACAGTATATGGCTGGCACTGCCTTGGTTAGTACAGCGCAGATCACAACGTGGTATGTTGGTCTTTATGGCGCAGCAGCAAGTAATACACCGGCAGCGTCAGATACGATGGCTTCTCATGCAGGCTGGACAGAGATTGATTGCTATAGCGATGCAACAAGACCAGCGGCAACATTTGCTGCGGCGACCAATGCGAATCCTTCGGTAGTCACAAACACCTCTAACAAAGCCGTGTTTAATATTGACGCAACGGCAACGGTTGGCGGTGCGTTTCTGACAAGTGACAACACCATCCTTGGAACGACAGGCACGTTATTCTCGGCGGCAGACTTCCAATCGCCGGGGGATCGGTCGGTGGTATCGGGTGATGTGATCTCCGTAACTTACGAGTTCCGTTTAACAGAGACATGAGCGAAGGAGGCTGGGGATCAGGTGCGTGGGGATTCGGTCCTTGGGGGCGATCAGCTTATGAGCGATCTGTTCTTGAAGCCGCATCAGGCAACGATACCGTTGCTGTCCCTGGCGTTGAGTATCCGGCATCTATCATTGAAGCTGCTTCGGGCAATGACCAAGTTACCAGCAATCCTTACTTCGCAACCGACATTATTGAAAATGCAAGTGGCGCAGACTCAATCTACGGATCGGCAAATTTTGCCGGTTCTATTATTGAAACGTCATCGGGAGCAGATAGTATTGCTGGGTCGGCAAGCTTTTTTAGTTCTGTATTGGAAGGCGCACAGGGTAACGACAGTATTTCGATCAACTTGGAAATGCAGTTATCGATTCTCGAAACAGCATCTGGCGCAGATACAATCTCTGCTGTATTGTTCTGGGAGCAGATCAATACCTCTCAAACCGCTAATTGGACTGAGATAACGACATGACTGTCAACTACACAACCCTTTTGGCGCTTGGTCAGCCCGTCACGGGAACCGAGTCTGGAACTTGGGGCGACGATGTTAACAACGCCGTTACCTCATACCTTGATATTGCGATTGCCGGTACGCAAACCATCAGCACGGATGGCGATGTAACCCTAACGCTGACCCAAGGTACGAGTTCTGCAACCAATATTGGTACGACATCAGCCCAGTACATGGTGCTTAACTGCACCGGCTCACGAACGGCTATTCGTAACATCAATACGCCTAATTCATCCAAAGCTTATATTGTGATGAACAACACCACGGGCGGTTATAACGTGGTGATTCGTGGCGGTACAGGCCCAACAACAGGTATTTCTGTAGCCCCTGGCAAACAAACTTGGGTGGCTTGGGATACCAATGCAGGTGATTTTAGAGAGATTGCATCGGGTGATGTAGACGGTCCTTCGTCCGCCACGGATAACGCAGTGGCTCGGTTTGATGGCACTACAGGTAAGATCATCCAAAACTCAGCCGTAACGATTGCTGATACCACGGGTAACATCACAGGCGGTGCTTATAACAAGGTCACGATCACACCCCCGGCATCCAGTGCAACGCTCACGATTGCTGATGGTAAGACGCTAACCGCAAGTAACTCGATCACGCTAGCGGGTACTGATAGCACAACAATGACTTTCCCCGGCACAAGCGCGTCGGTGGCAAGAACGGATGCAGGTCAGACTTTCACAGGTACAAATACGTTTAGCTCGGCCCCAGTTGTTTCGGCGCTGA